AAACTTGATGCTTTAGTAGCGGATATTGAATACATAAATTTCCAACGATACCCATCACTAGTTTGAAATGCTTTTTCTTGTGCAACAGCAGCATCTGAAAAACTTGGTTTTACAACTGAAGCAGTAGCAGTACCACCTGCAGTTTTTCCCTGCTGAAGACAAATATATACTTCTTGATCTTCTGTTAATACATAAAAACTGTTAGATGGAATTCCAACAATAGAATCATCCCAACTTGTATATACTGTACCAGAGGTCCAATTATATCTTGGAATAACAAATGATGTAGCTGAAATTTTCTTAATTGCTAATAAATTATTCCGTGCTTCTCTTTCTTCTGTGAGTGTTCTTAAAGGGGTAGTTGGATTGTCATTATTTGGATATTCAATTGGAAGTCCGACCCCAATATAAAATTCATTTGAGTCATTTCCATTCTGTAATTCATTTAAGAATGTTTCTGCCAGAGAATGTTTAAATGTATCAGTTACAATAGCTACCATTTTTATTTCCTATTAAGATATCGAATATCCGTATCCACCAATTATATACCACTTTGTTCCATCCCATAATAAAAGGACTGACTCGTTTTCTTCTACGGAGATCGCCGAAGTTGCACCAGCAATATTGCTGCTAACAGGAGCAATATTAATACTAAATGTCTTTTTATTTACAATGCTTAAAAGTTGTCCTACAACATTTCCATCTGGTAAATTTACAGTTGATGGTGTTGATGCTGAAAAATATACATGTGCTGCAGACAAATTAACTGTAGAACTTGCTCCTTGATCTACAGTATCTAATGCTAATCTTTCTACTAAAACCGCTCCAGTAGTTGCGCTTCCTTTTAAAACTAAATTTCTATTTGTTTCGCCTGAAGCTTCTATTGATGGATCAATACCGGTAGCTGAGTTAGTAATAGTAATTTCGTTAACTGCAGAAGTAGTAGCAGTTAATTTAATAATTTCGTTATTATTAGTATCGTTTATAGATGTATTAACTTTAGGCGTAGTAATACTAGGACTAGTCAGCGTTTTATTTGTTAACGTTTGCGTGGCTACATCAACCACCACCGTTCCACTAGTAGCAGGAATTTCAGCTGTCACATTTCCACTTGGATCAGCTGCAGTTAGCCTAGTAGTATATGTAGTACCTTCATAAGCAATTGCAGTATCTTCTATAGTAATATTAGAAGACAGAGATGCGCTATCACCGCCTCCTAAAAAGGCATATAATTCTGCAAAATTTTGATTGATCTTATTCGATGCCGATCGGAGCGTATCTCCGGTACCGTCATTAGCAGCAGATCCTGTAGAAATATTTTGACGTGCCATTTTACACCTATTAAAATTATACTATTTTATTTATATCGATGAATCGGATAGATATCGAGTAAACATATCTTTATCCATAGTTTCTAATGTAAGTGTTGTCTCAGGTCTAGAACCACCATCACTATCATTATCAAACGTAAATGAGTTTGGCCCAATCCATTCAGAAATAGACCGATACGTACTATTTAAATACGATAGCGTAATAGTTTGGTACATGTATATAAACTCATTAATGTCAATTCTAATTGGAGTTCCATCACTAGAATCTATTAAAGCAGTTAAGTAATTGAATTCCGGTTGTAATGGAATTGTCGCTTGAGAAATTAATATTGGGCTGATATTTTGGATATTTCTTATTTCATCGGAATCAACTCCGGTAAAAGCAGTTGGAAATATACTTCCATCAGTTTCTAATTGTACTTCCCCTTCTAAATAAAACCCAGCCGGATGAACAAACCTTTTATACAATTCCTCATATTCAGAGACAGATAGACCTACTTTAATTAAGATAGAAAATGTCTGGTATCTCTTGTTATCTTGTATAAATTTTCTAAATTCAAATCCAATTTTAGAATCATTAACAATAAACATATTGTCTTTTGGATATTCAATTTCTGCTTGTTCATTATAAAATGCTCTAAAGAAAGTTTCTGCAGATATTAATGTGCCTTTAACTCTATAAAAATTAGCAAGTAACTTTGCCATAAGTCTAGGCTGATTAAAAAACGAACTTGCTTGTAAACCATTACCAATTGTTTTAATTAACTGATCTAAACTCTCATCACTATTCTGATTAATATCTCTAGCGGTTAGTATATCGTCAATAACGGCTTTAAATGAATTATCATTATCGTCTTCTAGAAATTCGTAATATGCTTCTAATATTTCAATAAGCTTAGGATACTCGTATTGAAAATACTCAGGTAATACATCTTTTACCTGAGATTTCGAAAAATTTAGGTCACGCCTATTACGATCTTCTATTTTATGAATAGTTGTCATAAAGTAATTGCCGTATTTTGATAATCAATATTAGCAACAGTTGTTGAGTTTGCATCATCATAATCAAGTAAATAATTTCTTAATGGTTTTACTGTACTTTCATTTCTTGGAGTAACTGAAACTCTAATTGCAGTACCTTCGAAGTTTGAAACATTAAATCCTGTAATACTTACAGTTCCTTTACCTGGATTATATGATCCAATATTATCTACAATTACTAGTGCATCAACAACTCTTACGACTTCTAATATATTACTACTTAATCTATTTTTAATTTGGCATTGATCGCCGTTAAACGTAAATCTACTTGTAGTAATACGTCTATCAGTATTATCTGGATCAGCAATTGCAGCCGGGAAATTAATTACATAATCTCTTGAAATATTTAATTCTGGTGCAAATCTTTGTTGTAATCTTACATCCATTGTAGAGTTAAGAATCGCTGGAGATAAACCATCAATTTCGGCTAATAGTAATGATCTTCTAAATACACTATCAAATTTCTTTAAATTATTATTAACATAGTTTTTAATTTGTGTTGTAATATTACCAGCCATAGTTCTGCCAGTAAGATTTGTTTGATCTGGATCAAAATCAAATCTAGTATCTAATTCTAAAAATGTAGTTTCAGGATCAGTAAATACTGTATCAATTGACATAACAGCTAAATTATCTGATAATACAGATTTTATTAAATCTTTTGTTGCTTGTTGTGTAACTGCGTCAACACCGGTTTTAAAAGCTAATGATACATAGGCTCTACCATAAACTGGTGGTATATTATCGTTACCTCCCCATGAAGCAACGTCTGATAAAACTGCAGAATATCTTTGCAAAATTAAAGCTCGATAGTCTTCTGCTGTCACAAGCCTTTGTTGTGTAGCAAATGCTCTTGGAGCATTTCCTTTAATTGATGAGATACTCTCCTTTGCTGATCCACCAGCCGATCTGCCTGTTGTAGTTACAACAGGGGTATACGCAATTCCACCGACAGTGATTTCATCATCTGCTACAAAAACCGTACCATTATTTGCTTTTTCGCCTCTCGAACTAATATATTGTATTACAATCTTATTCCCGGCTTGAGGCGCTTTGCCTAAAACATTTCCATCACTAAAAGTTAATTCATAGTAACCATTCGGTACTTCTCTTATAATATAAACAGTTGATTCTGTATCAATGCGAATATTATTATTGATATCTGTATAGGGAGTAAAACTTGCTGATGTTGGTGTATCATATACAGAAACTGTAACAGTGTTTGTATCTAGTGTTTCGTCAGGTATCACATAAACTTGTTCATCTTCGGTTTGGCCGACTAAAAACGTTTTTGTTTTAATGATACCTTCATAGACTGGAATAGATGTTTCACCGATCGAGGTTTTAAATTCAAATTTTCCTGTACCATCATTAGCGGCTTCGAATTCTTCAAGTGTTTGAAAAGTATATGCAACGTCATCAATACTAGATGTAAACGTACTATATTTTGGAAGAGCTATTACAGGGGTATTTGTATCAGTAGATTCAACTTTTACATTTAATCTTGCAACAGCTGCAGTTCTTGAGTTACTCACATATCCCAATGTTTCGGCGTGAGAAATAACAGATGAGCGTAATTGCGAAGAAGCTAAGAACGATTCATTTGTAGCCATATTTGCAATTAGGCCATTAATGTGTGTATTATATGCAAGTACGTCAAGTATATTAGATACTCCGGATGCCTCAAAGTCGTAATCGCTAAATTCATTTTTAGATTTTAAATATGTTTTTAAATTTGCTTTTATCTGATCAAAATCTAAATCAGTTGATTTTATAACAGCCATTTATCTTAACCTCGTAAGCGATATAGTAGTTGTCTCTACTTCAGACGTGCTTATAACTTGAAATTTAACTTCGACTTCAATCGAGTGTTGTTCAGGTTTAATTTTTGATCTTACCTGTAAAACTTTAGCTCTTGGTTCATAATTATTAATAGCCAAGTTTACAGCTTCTTCAATATCAAACTCATCAAATTCAGATGATAAGTTAAAAAGAAAATCATTTAGATTTCCACCATATTTTGGTAAAAAAGGTTTTTCACCTCTATTTGTCATTAAGATATTTTTAACGGCCTGCTTAACAGCAGCGGCATCAGTTTTTTTATATAAATCTCCAGATGGACGTGGAGTAAAAGACAAATCAATATCTTTGTAGACACGAGTAACACTACTCGTTAAAGGAGCATTACTTAAATTTCCGTCTTCAACTGAAAATACTTTAGCCATTATAGAATCTCTTTTCTTTTATTTATATCTCTTTAAAGTACTTATTGGCGGTAGTTCCAACAAAGACTTTTGCGGCTTCGGCTGGCGTATCATCATATAATCGTTGTACAACTTCTTCATATGTAAATGTTGTATTATTTGCAGCTTGGAAATAAGCATATTCTTCATTATAAATGTAGTTCTCATCAAATGGGTCATCTCCAATATACTCTGGCTTTCCTGCGTATTTAACTTCAACCCAAGGAGTAATTCTTCTAGGCCAAAGGGTTGGATCCGGATCTAGTCCAACAATTTCTGCATATTTGATGTAAATGAATGTATAATAAGAAAACATACGATTACCATTTTTCTTATGTTCAAGTTCACTGATCTGAGGTGGAAATCCTCTTTGCTCCATTTCGTTTAATAGTTTATCCCGAGCCCAATTTTGAGCGCTTTGAAATGCCAAGAGAGCAGCAGAAAAATTATTTTTTGTAGCAAGTGTTTGCGGTTCTTTATATGGTTCAACTAATGGTACAGTCTGCGGAACGGCTGGAGGAGCTGGTTTTTCTACGGCTGTTTGTGTTCCATCTGGTAAAGTTTTCACTTCTATATTTTTTACTTTACTGCAAACATCGGCTGAAGATGGCGATAAACTAGCTAGTTCAGTTAATGCAGATAAATCAAATGGATTATTTGAAACTTTATCAGAAGCTTCTGATAACCCTGGAGAAACTTCGTCAATAAGTTCATTAATGTTATCAACTAATGGGCCAAATGTTTGTTTAATTCCTTGTATAATACCACCAGCCGTAATTGGATCAGCACCCTGCAACTTAGCCATTTCCTTTTGTAAGTTAGGATCTTCTTTTACCTCAGGCTTAAAACTATTTAGTTTATCTCCGATTTCAGATACTTTTGAATTAATAGCAGCTAATGCGTTTGCGCCGCCACTGACTATAGAATTTAATTCTTCTTGAGCAGCTTTAATATCTTCTAGACTAGTATCAGTTCCACATGGATTAGTAGCCATTGTTACCCTCCAGCAAACACATTTGGCGATCCTTCTATCATTGCTCCGGCGTCTGCGCCATCACTTATTCTTGCACACTCTAATCCAGCTACATATACCGTAGAAGATCCTTCATTTACTTGTGCAACGTGTGGAGCACATACTGGAGCCGGTGGGAAAGGATGCGATACTGTATTATCAGTTCTTCTTGCAACTAATATTCCATTACAATAAACTGTCGACTGAGCAGGTTCGTCAAGTTGTGTGATACTCGAACAAACATGTCCAGTTGTGAGGTCATCCCCTTCTCTACATACAGCAGGCATTAGTTTAAGTCAATCCGTGTTGCGTTGATATCTATATTTCCAGCAGCAGTAGTTGTTTGATTCCCGCCAAATGTTTCATTTACATTTGATGGAGTTTGCAATACAATGTCACCGGATACAGTTGTTGTCAGGGTTCCATCAGAGATTGTCATAGTAGTATTACCAACAGATAATGTCGAACTAGTTCCATAATTAATCGATGTCACATTGCCCTGAACAGTACGTGTATCATTTGTAGTAATATTCTCAACTCGGCTACCTGTGACAATGTTTAGATTTTGATTACCTTGTAATACTGTAAGATTATCATCATCTTTAATATTTGTAACCCTAAATCCGCTGATTTCAGTCTCTTGATTCATTTCAACTTTTGTTTGCCATGATTGATGGAGATTATATGTCATATCACCTTCAACTTCAAGATAATAATTCCCTTGTATTAGTTCTCTTTTATCACCAGTAACAGTTAGATTTAAATTACCATTAACATAAACATTTTTTCCGTTAAGAAACATTTCATAATCTTTGCCAATAATCTTAACGATTCGACTACCATCATCAATTATTTCTTCAAATGTTCCAGCTGGGTGATATCTGTTATATCTTTTAGCACCAGGCGTATCATCAAATTCTTCTACATGCCCGCCCTGAGTTTCTTTTACCAAATTTAAAGGATAAAATGGTATTGTACCTCCGGCAACTTTAGGTTCTACCCAGTTTGCATTTCCGTAATATGCTTCATCTTTTTCGTTAATTGTTGTAAGTTTTGGAGCAGTTGCAGTTGAGTACTCAATTGGATTACCATCGGCATCGTTTTGCATGTCATTTTTATTAACACGACTTGGATGATTTTTAGCTAACGATCCACGAGCTAAAACATTTGTTGTTCTACCTCCAGCTCCGTTTTCTTCAAATTTAGGCATTGAACCTAATATTAGTGGAAGCTGTGAATGTTCTCCATCTAGGAAGATACCAAAAGCTAAAGCATCTTCTTTAATACCTAACATGCCACCTAAACCAGTAGTACCACCCTCTGTAATTGGAGTTACTACTTGCGCCCACGGAAGGTCTATGTCTTCAATTTCATTACTATGTAATCCATATATTCTTACTTTAATCCTACCTACTTCAAGCGGGTCATTAATGTTAATGACTTCTCCCATAAACCATCTGGTTTGATCGCCATAAAAATCTACATTACCTGGAATCATGCTTTACTCTTATAATTAGCTAGTTTAAGACAAGACAATGATAAATCATATTTTTCAACTTTAAATTTATGTCGTGCTGCAAAGATTAAATAATCACCAGATTTTTTAGTATCTACGTGATCTACATTTGGTGCAGCATTTGGCAAACTAATTGGAAACTCTAATCTAATTGTGCAACCAATAGTTGAGTTTTTATCACCATCAATAAAATCAATACCTGGCACATCTATAACTAATGGAACTTTTTTCATAAGTTGGTCTAATGCGTCAGCCATAATATATAATTTATAATCAGAAAGCTCAATGCTTTCTCCATAAGAAGGGAAATAATTTCCTTCTTCATTTATTCTAAATGCTTGGTTTCCGCCTATTCTTGTAATTGACCTACTATCATATTCATTAAATGATTTTTCTTTATACTTATAGTCTGCAGAGTAACTTACATTTGGTTGATTACGCTGAATAATACCACTTTCAATTAAAGGATCAAGTGTGTCTAGCATTAAGTCATGATGGAAAATTCTTTTTTTATTTGTTAATACGTCAATAAATTCATAGCGTCCACCGACTAGACCTTTTTCAATTATTGAATAAAGGTCTTCAATATTTTTCTGCACATAGTTTCCAATAATTCTTCTTTTAACGTTTGGATCAGTACTTTTTGTAGCAAATGACCCGTACCGATACGGTGTTTTTTGGTTAATAACCGGTTCTTCAATCATTGTTCCTAAATCAACAAACCAAAAATTATCATTAGCAAAATTAGAAAATAAATAAAACGGTAAACCCTCAATCGTTTTTGCTTTATTTTTTACCCATATCATTGCTTCTAACGGATTCATATTAGGAACAATAAGCTTCATATTTTGTTTGGGATTTCTATTTCCTAATATTACTTCTCTGTTATCTAAAAAGTTTTCAGATATTTTTTGAATAATTTCATGTGCATTGCCGGTAAAACTTCGATTTACATTTAATAAATTTGAATGATAAGCTATATCTTCAATTAAATGTAATACAAGTAAATCGGAACTTTCATTTGCTTTTTGGCTTACAATAACTTTTGTAATAATGAATTTTTTAGTAATTGCATAAGCACCTTGACGAGTGCTTTTAACTCTAACTGTAACAGTTTCTGCACCAAGTAAATCCATCTGAGCATAAATATTTGCTGTATCTAATAAACTCAATGTTGCAGTTAGATATGGTTTATCCATGTGCTCGTATATATCTAAATCTGAAACGCTCCCGCGCGCTTCAAGAGATTTATTAAGACGATCTGATTCAATTAATACCGATTCTAAACTAAAATCAGAACCATAACTTTCAGCTGCATTTGTACTCAAGTTCTTAACGCCTCTTTATATGCGTTTACAATTTCTATAATGTTTTTAGGTTTAATAACATTAATACTTTTTAACTCATCATTCATTGTAAAATATCTATCGGTAAAAGTAAT